TGCAGAACTAACCCGAGCCCAGCTAGCTAGCTACAATATGGCAGAAGTGCCTATGTATAAAGCAATAGAACAAGGTAATACAAGACAGGATGAATGATCGGTAAACGACTAATATCAACTAAACTGCACAAAATCGTGTAAATAAGGAGTTTCATAATGGCATTGAAGAATTACACAACAAGCATATCAGTTGAAAAGACGCTGAGCGAGATTCAAGGTAAGCTTGCCTATGTTGGCGCAAAGCGTATTATGACCGAGTACGACGATACAGGCAATGTTGTCGCTCTTAGCTTTCAATTGGAGCTCAATGGTCAACAATTGGCATTTAGCCTACCTACCGACTGGCGGCCGGTTGCTCAAGTGTTAGAGCGCCAGCGTGCTGTACCAAAAAGTCGCCTTGAAGAACAGGCGCGTCGTACAGCCTGGCGTATTACTAAAGATTGGGTAGACGCTCAAGTGGCTATCATAGAAACGAAGATGGTAACGACTACGCAAGTATTCTTGCCCTACACAGTCACTAGCTCAGGTAAGAGTTTATATCATAAATTTTTGGAAGATGGACATCTGATGATTGGAAGCGGTAATGTCAACTAAACCACTAATTTTGTAGACATGGATAAAGGAGATCAATTCATCATGACATGCAAAAAAGCCAAGTCAAGTGAACCGACACAAAAACCTAAGCTAGTATTCCCGTGGGCAGCCGAGGACGGCTATTTCAATGGTGATATGTTTGAAGACTGGCTCAATTCAAAGCTCGATCCTGACGATCCATATTTTAAGCTGCAGCGAATGATTAAAGCCAGAGAGATAGCCATTTATAGCCAGTTCGTAGATGAAGCTACCAGGATATTAAAAAAATCAGTGTTGGATAGAGGGAGATGTCAATGAGAATGGATGAGATAGATTTTGATGCATTAATTGTATTCTCGCTATTTGCGATAGGTCTTATATTCCTTATCGTCATGAAGGTGATGGACCCTAGCAACTTATCGTCTAGGGATGAGATTTGTCAAAAGCACTTTGGTAAAGATTATGTCTGGAAAAATGGGTATAGAAGTGCAGACTTTTGTGTAGACAATTCAGGAATACCAAAATACCCTAAATCATGGAATTAGAGGAGACTACTAATGTATATTCCAATAATCACATTCTCTCAATCAGTAGCAAGGTCCGTATTAAAGAGTTTTGCGAGGGACATTATTGCTTCTCACGAAAAGCCACACTCTATTCGCACCAAAATAGAGTATATAGATTGGTATTGTGAACTATTGAGTTCTTTAATTGAGGAGGAACGATTAAACGCTATCGCGGGAGAGTTATCAATTATTCTTGACACCACGGATAATAAGCACCTTCGTAAAGCACTGAAAGATAGTGTAAAGTATAACGCCGCTGCTCGTAAGGCTTTATATAAGAAGCAATGTGCGTTGAAGCGGAACAGGGGGAATGAGGAGAGGAAAGATAATGGTAGACGAAGAATTGAAAACTCGTATTAAGGTTATTGTGGATAGACTATCCTTTAGAGTTGGCGATTTAACCCTGATGTACGAGCATAAGCAAGTCGATCCAGACGATTTTTACAAAGAGGTTAGTTGCATAAAGAGCGATTTTGTCGAAAGTATTATGGATCTGGTTAAAGAACATGAACAGCTGTTGGAGGAGAAATAATGACACTAGATGACATTCTATTCGCGCAATATCAACTCGGCCGAGAACATGAAGCCATAGCTCAACGTGGTGAGAAGCGCAAAGTTGGCGGTGAAATCACTGAAGCGAAGAAGCAGATTCAGAAACTACTAGAGAAAGAATACAAACGTGGTATTAAAGCTGCGTCAGACATGTTTACTGAGCTTGATAAAAAGATAACAGAAAATAGACCACCAGACATAATTGATCTGATGCAGTCCACTCAAAGATTATTCGGAGACGCTGCTTCAAATTTTACTTACACGGATAGAAACAATATCCTATATAAAATTGAAGAAGTAGGACTTGGCATCAATGAGAAAGGCGAGTTTACCTTTGGTCCTCTTACATTTAAATGGAAGGAAAATAAGTAACATGGAAATCATTGGACATATTAATGAAAATTTATAAACTCTACGCTAAATCACGAATTAATAACCCTAATTTTCAAAAGCTAGATAGAAATATCCTATCTGTACTAAGTGACCACAAGGATAAATATGAGTATGTTATTTACGATTATAAACATAATAGTTTAGCCAGTGGTGGCGTAGCGGTGTTTAAGCACACTAATGGAAAATTTGCACTCACATGGCTGAGAAACCGATGTTGTTGGGATGCGTTCAGCAATACTCCACTAGAGGATGGCGATTTGATGTGTACTCACTCGTTGGAGCAAGTCATGCATTCAATGATCAGTGAATATTTATTTCGGGCTACTGAAGTTTACAGTCACGAGAATATACGCAATTATGAATATTCTATTGATCTTAGGTTAACCATAGATAGAGTACTAAGCAAGTTAAAGGAAGTGTCATAAATGGATAGAATACAACTATCACTTTGGCTATAGTCACTACTGCAGTGGGCTTGCAGAAGAGATTAGTGTACGATCCAGAAGCCGATAAACTATTAAGAAAGGACATTGAAATGAATAATTGCAAGAGAGAACAAGTTGAGCGTTTAGTAAGGTCAATTGACCGTGCGGAAAAAAGAATATTGTACCTCGAGAGGCTTAAACGGGACGACGATTACGATATTATTATAAGACACAAGGCAGGCATTAGAGAGCCTGAAGTAATCGAAAATGGGTATGAAATCATAAACCAAATCATTCATAATTATAGACAAAGTCTCGAAAGGTATAACAAGGAGCTGGATGAGTTGCTTGCTCCAGAGACTACAGGAAACCAACAATATATACCGCCCAAGGACAAGAGATGGCGTTGGTGGAAGGAGGGGTGAATAATGGACAAAGACGATTTTGCAGGGTCTTTATTGACAATAACTGAAATAGTGGAAGAAATTGTAAAGAACGCTCATTCTATTAATAGGCTACAGGTAGGACAATACGCCTGGTTGCTTCAGTGCATAATTCGTGAAGAGAGCATGAGAGCTGTCATGACGGAGTTGACTGAGGTATCAAAAAAAATACCTCTAGATCGGCGAGCCAGAGTTATAATAGACCAAAGAATATGTGATATTGGCATTGCTTATAGCGAGGCTGTTATTCGAAGGCAATTATATGGACGCTCTTTATGAAAGGAGACAACACCACGAAGAGTTGCACATAAAGATAAAAGATATTTTTGGAGAAAGATATGAGTAAGAATACCATAGTAGGCTTTCGTCCGTCAGGTAGACTGCATTTAGGGCATTATGTCAGCGTGATAAAGCCAGCAATAGAATACAAAGCAGATATCCTGATAGCTAAACACCACGCGCCACTGTCAGAACCTGAATATGAGGAGCAAGCATTGAGTGTACTCAGAATGTTCAAGTTGAGTAGTCAAGTTGTTGAGCAGAAATTGGATGTCGCCTTACTAGCTAAGCTGCTAGCCGTAACACCTAGCCACTTACTGAATGCCATGCCGCAGTATAAGGCTAAAGAAAAGACCGCGCTAATGTACATATATCCAGTGATGATGGCTCTAGACATTGCAGGCTACAATAGAGTAATCGTTGGAGAAGATCAGCGTCCTCATATCGAATTCGCAAGAGATATCCTGCCGCGGGTTGGGTTGAAGTGTCCAGATCCAATTTATACAAAATCCAAGATTATGGACTTAAGACATCCTGATCGTAAAATGAGTAAGTCTGAGCCAAAGTCGTGTTTATTCCTGGATGATGAAGATTATGAGCGCAAGATCATGAAAGCAGTCACTGACGTCAAAGGATTGTCAAATTTGAGAAACATATACATAGAGCTGGGTGGTCAGTCTAATATTGAAAATATGAGTAACTACGATCTAAAGCGAGCGATTGTAAAATTATATAAAACACTAGTGAATCGGCAAAGATAATTAAGAAACGATATGAGAGCATAATATTTACAATGCTCATGCTTTCCTGTATAATATAAGGCAATAAGAGGTCCTTTAGCAGTATATTCCTTGCGAGGAATTTTTAATGGCGAAAACAGCCGCTAAAGATAAACCCAAATCTTCTAAAGCGCCACCAAAGAAAACGCCCAAAAAGAACGGGCGTCCTTCAAAGTATACCGATAAACTAGCTGATAAGATTTGTAAAATGATTGCCGAGGGCCAGTCGGTCCGTTCTATTTGTGCGAAGAGGGATATGATTTCTATGCAGACGTTTTTCCGCTGGCTGCGAGAAAATAAGAAGTTTCGTGAGCAATACGTGCGCGCGTGTGAGGAGCGGTCATATATGCATGCAGAAGACATCATTGAAATTGCTGACAATGCCACTAATGACTACATGGAAAAGCTTGAGGGTGATGGCTATATATTCAATAGCGAAAATGTTCAGCGGTCACGTCTGCGGATTGATACGCGTAAATGGTTGATGTCTAAGCTAAACCCGAAAGTCTACGGCGACAAGCTAGATATGACGACAAACGGTAACGATATAGGAGTGACGCTAAGTGCAAGCCAAGCCGAGCAGCTGCTTAACGCCAGAGCAAACAGTCGGGATTCTTAGAGAAATTGCCGAGAACGGTTCGTTTGCTGAGTACTGTATTGCTATTGATCCGAAATATCAGCTGGAATGGTTTCATGCTGAGATTGCAAAGGAGTTGGAGCGTGGCTATCGGCGGCTAATGGCCGGAGAAGACGTCCGTCTGATGATATTTATGCCCCCGCGACACGGCAAGAGCGACACCGCCACCCAGAAGTTCCCGTCATGGGTATTAGGCAAAAGCCCAAGCATACCAATCGTTGTATCGTCATATTCTGCTGAGCTAGCTACCGATTTTGGTCAAAAAACTAGAGACATCATGCAATCGGATACGTACAGCGCAATGTTCTCAACGCGTTTACGTGCAGACGCCCGTGCGAAAGGTCGTTGGATTACCAAGGAGGGTGGCGGCTACACCGCAGTTGGTGTTGGTGGTGCATTGACCGGACGAGGCTTTAAGATTGGTATCATCGACGACCCATTCAAGAACCGTGAGGAAGCAGATAGCCCTGTAATACGTGAAGCCCGTGATGGCTGGTATAAGTCAACCTTCTCAACGCGTGAAGAAGGCAACTCAATGGTCGTATTTATTCTTACGCGTTGGCATGATGATGACCTGGCCGGCCGAGTGCTTAAAGCGTCGCGAGAAGCTAAATCTAGGGGTGAAGCGTATGACAACTGGAAGATAATCGAGTATAAGGCTATCGCCACCGAGGACGACGAACACCGAAAAGAGGGTGAGGCGCTATGGCCAGATAAATTCTCGCTCGAAAAGCTACTAAAAAAGCGTGCTGAAATGGGTAGCTATGAATTCTCAGCACTATACCAGCAAAACCCAATTGACGAGGAGAACCGCAAGTTCAAGCAATCATGGTATAAATATCGCGAATTCAGTAACGTCTTACAGCGTGATACCTATAACGTCATGACAATCGACCCGCGAGGTAAAGATGATGTAAAGCAGGGCACTGACTACATTGGTATCACCCTCAACTTTATCGATCGTGAAGGAAAGTGGAATGTGATATGTTATCGGACAAAACTATCCGCCACTGACCTAGTTGACCTCATGTTTACGAACTGGAAGCGTTACAACCTACACAAGATTGGTATCGAGGATAATCAGTTCACTCAAGCTCTGAAGTCGGTTTGGGAAGAGGAGATGCTACGTCGTGGCGTCTATATGGATGTCGAGCTACTAAAACACGGCGGGCACAGCAAGGCACTGAGAATCGAAGCTCTAGTCCCACGATACGAACGTGGCGGCATTTACCACATTAAGCACGGTGATACGAATTTCTGCAAAGACCTAGAAGGTGAGCTGAGTATGTTTCCAAAAGCCACTAACGATGATGCAAGTGATTCATTAGCATATCAAGTACAACTGGCTCAACGCCCAGAAGACGATGTCGGCAGTGGTGAGGTATACAATCAATCGCTTACAGATAGAGACATAACAGCAACATGGAATTAAGGAGGGGATCATGAAAAAGTTTGTACCAGAATTTGGCAAAGTTAAAGAGAAGCAGCAACTAGATGACAATACTATGGTTGAAGTTGAGAAGAATTATCAAAATCACAACATCATTGGAACAAAACTACATTATGAGGAACGCTTCCGTGTTGGATCTATGGCTGAAGCACGGGATAAAGTTGATGAACTTACTATGCGGATTGAGAAAGATGAAGGCTTAATCAACCCATCGATACGATATGATGGCAGAGCCAAAATGGTATATAAAGGCTCATTTGACGTTGTCTTTGAGTACACAAAGCTTGGGGCGTAACAGAGTATTTCCCAACAAACATAATTGTGATATAATACAAGCGTAAACCACTGAAAACAACCAGAGTTTACTGCAAATAACAGTAATCTTTGGAGTAATCAGTGGCTTTTTCTTTTCTAACAGAAGAAAATATCTTTGAACTATACGGTCCTTCTAAAGACCATACCGAAAAGCTTATCGAGCCATTTCCGGAGTTTTCTCGTATTGCTCGAAATAAGCCACACCCGAAAATTCCAAAGGCGTTTCCAAAAACCACCGATGGTACAGCTGCGTCAATTATTATCAAGTCACCGCGTCGTGCAATTCAACAGTTGCCAACTGGTGTAGTCAGTGCTGTTGATGAGAATAGCCCGTGGCCAATTCTTGCTGAGTTTGTCTACCTAGAGAAAATCCTACCTAATGCTAACGCTGAGCATGTTTTGATTCATAAATGCTGGATGACTGTGGAGGCCGGTGAGACATTTGGTGGAGTGGCAGTGTATACACCGATGCTGTATAAAGATGGCGAGCTATTACCTGACTACATAGTCGTTTCTTGGCGGGATGTATTTATTCAGCCGGGTAAAAAGTCTGCTAGCGACAGCAATTATCTATTCATGCGTACGTGGTGGCAAGAGTCTGATGTCGATCAGCTTATTAATGAGGAAAAAGAGCGTCACCGTAAGGCTAGAGAAGAGGGTGCAGAATATGAGCCGTCATGGGATTTGGAGGCTCTGGAGGAAATCAAAGACGCCATTATCAGTAAAGATGATAAAGCGCAGAACGAAGCTGAGCAGGAGCGTTCGCTTGACCCATCAGGTATTGAAATTGTGACCGGTTTTCAGGTTGGTGTAGGTGCAACATTCTATACCTTCAATCCAGTGACTGAAAAGATTGTGCGACGTAAGCAAAATAAAGACCCACGAGGTAAGATTACCCTTGATTGGTACTTCTATGACACTGACGGAGCCAACCCGTTAGGGCGCAGCGTACTTGAACTTATTGGTCCTCTTCAGAATCTTATTGACAGCGATATGCAGGCGTATCAGTACAACCGCGCTGTAGCGTTACAGCCAACCATTAATGTTTTTGGTAACGTCAACGAGCGCCGGCTCAACTTTGGCGCTAACGCCGTTAACAAGATTCAAGATCAAAATGCGCGCATCGAGCCGATGAATATCGACACGACCGCCCTACGCGAATATCCAAACCTGTACGGATTGCAAAAGTCACAGATGCTCAACCTGGTCAACAGTCCAGACACTTCAATCAGTGCTGAGGTTGGCAATCCTGGCTTTGGCAAGACACCACAAGCACTCAAGACTCAACAAGCACAGCTATCTATTGATGACAACGCATTGCGCAAAGGTTTTGAAGCGTTTTTTGAAGCGTGGAGTGAAACAGCAATTAACCTCTATTTTGCTGAGCGTAGTGGAGTGGAGAAAATGCAGCTTGATGATGAAACAGCCGAGAAATTGCGAGTATTGGAGCGCGATGGTCATGAGCTGGACGGCGTTGAGCTAGATGAAAATAACGTAGCAACTATTGATTTCTCTAAAGCACAAGGCGTATTGAAGTTTAAGATTGATGCCTCAACCACCAAGGTCAATAGCGAAGCGGCACAGCTTGATGCACTGAAAACTCTAATTCAGACATTAGACTCAAGCCAATCACTCAACCAAGTTGTGCCAATCAAAAAGAAGTTGGCGGCATGGAACGCTATTGTTGCCAACTCTGGAATTGATGGATTAGACGAGCTAAAGGTTACTGAAGAAGAAATGCAGGAGGCACAAACTCAAACTGCAATTCCTGCTACTGATGAAACAGCCGCAGAAGAAACGGCCGAACAGCCCGTAGAAGATGGGGTACAGGTTACTGAAACCCCCGTAGAGCCACGAGAAGATGTAGAGCCAGGTATTGTGAGTGAATTGCGTCAGATAGGTACACCTGAAGACTTAATCGCGGAAGTGCCAAGCATGATTGAAAAAGGCTTTACCGAGGAGGAGATAATCGCCTCAATCATGGGCGTTATTCAGAAAGAGGAGGATAAATAATGGAAGACAACCTATACCCACGTAGTACTGAGTACTTTGTGCCAAATGCTGACATGGATGAGCAGCGCGAAAAAGCCAAACAGGCAGAGGAAGAGGCGGCAAAAAAGGATCTAAATAAGCTACAGCAAATAGTAGATCGCTGGAATGAGCGGATCGATTTCTACAAGTCAGTTGATGCTATCCCAAAAGAAGCCACAACCGACAAGGAGCAGTTGGCGATTTACATGTTGGCACATAAGGAAGTTGTGCGGATTTTACGAGAGGAAAGGAGTGCATTGGAGAGTATCATCGACCCCATTTAGGGAGGTGTGTTGCTTTGGTTGGCTAATCCTCGCTAGTAGCTGACCAAAGGAGCGCATCTCACGCAGCCCAGGTTCGTCACCTGTGATAGACGCTTAAATAATTTAATGAGAAGGAGGGTGCTATGCCGCACACAGAAGCGGAAAGCCAAGAGGTCGTAAATACCGAGGTAGAGCAGGAGTCTACCCAAGCTGAGTCGACGGCAGCTGAAACACAAAACTCTGAGGCTTCGAGCGAGCCAGACACCAAAGCAGTCATCTCAGATAGCGGCGAGGTGGTACGTGTCAAAGTAGATAAGTCCAAAGATGAAGACAAAGCAGACGAATCCGAGGACGAGTCAGACGACGATCCGAAGCCGAAACGGGGCAAAGAGGCGCGCCGTGAACAACTAGAACGCGACTTAGAGGAGGACAACCGAGTCATTCGTGAGTTAGTTGCTAAACGGAACGAAACTAGAGCTTACCGCCAGCAGTTGGAACAAGAGCAGGCACAGCAGTATCAGGAAACACCACCTGAAATGCAAAACCAGCCACTACCAACACTAGAGCAGATTATGCAGACGGAGAATCCAGAAACTGGAGACTTCTTCACTGAATTTGAAGCTAAGGCGGTGTTGCAAAACCTACAATTGCAACAGCAAATAACGGTTATGCAGCAAGCTCAAGAGCAAGCAGCTTACGAAGCCCAAGTCAGTGCATCAATTAGCGGTATGTCGTCAGATGCCGATCGGGCACTCAGAGATTTTCCAGAGTTCGACCCAGAATCTGACAAATACGATGCGGAGCTTGATGTCGAAGTGGATAAGTTCCTACAAGGAATGCTTATTTACGACAATGCTGGCAATCTTATTGGTTCGCGAGAAAGTATATATCAACTGTATCAAGCTTTCCATAAAAGCAGAGGACGCGCTAATAAGAAGAAAGTTATTAGCGGCGGTGCAGATGTTATTGGCTCAGGCAAAGTGTCGAAGACATTCGACAAGATGTCTCGGAGTGAACAGCGTGCCAAGCTCATTCGCGAAGGAAAGCTAGAAAGCTAAGGTAACTTATGGCACTAATTACAACCGTCAGTATGGACAAAGAGTTAATCAAGTTTTTGGACTCTGAGTTCTTGGATCGCAGTGAAGCATTGCTTATTCATGGCGAAGGTGCGAAAAAATCACATTTGAAGCAAAATCACGGTAAAACATACACCTTTACCAAACGAGATCCGAAGCAAGTAGCCACCACGCCACTTACCGAGGGTGAAAATCCAGCAGAGTCAGGCAAGTCCAGCGGACAGGTCACTGCTGAGTTGAAAACGTATGGTGACTGGGAGAAAATCAGCTCGCTGTTCAAAGAGACCTCAATCGATAAGGGGCAGCAAGAAACTATTGAAGTGTTGGCGCAGCAGGCTGCAGAAACCATCGATGCACTCATCCGCAATGCTCTGCACGCTGGTGCAACAACCATGTTTGCTAACGGTAAAGCGGCGCTGTCTAATCTAACCAACGATGACGTCTTGACGCTAAAAGAGGTTAAGAAGGCAAAGCGTGACCTGAAAAAGCGCAACGCTAAGACCTATGGCGATGGCTACTACATCGGCAAAATTGGTCCAGATACCGCCTACAACTTGATGAATGACGGTGCATGGATCGAGGCGCAGAAGTATACTGGCCGCAAAGAGCTATACAAGGGTGAAATCGGTACAATTGCTGGTGTTCGCTTCCTGGAATGCTCAAGCAACCAGAAAACTGAGCAGGCTGGTTCAGTAACCGTGTACTCAAACTTCATCCACGGTCAGCAAGCGTTCGGTACGATTGCCTTGGAGGGTATCAATGAGACGAAGCTCATCATTAAAAACCCAGACAAGCATGACACCAGCAACGCCTTGAACATGTTCTCAACCGCTGGTTGGAAGGCCGAGGCGTTTGCGACCGCAGTGCTTGATCCAAAGTGGATCATCAACATTAAGACAGGTGCTAAAGACTAGCAACTAGTAATTGGGGCGGCTCAGGTCGCCCCACCAAAGAAAGGTAAGAATATGGCAGATAAAACTACACCGAAACCAAAGCCGGCTACAGCAGAAGCTGCAGATAACATTGAGGCGCAAATCGCCGCAGCAAAGAAAGAAGCTGAAGCTAGTGCTGCCGACATCATTGCACAGGCTAAAGCAGAAGCCGAAAAAATCATTGCTGATGCCAAGGAAGCTAGTGCAGACGACGTCGTTGTATCACAGAAAGTTACTAAAAATCAGCTTATCGATGCATACGACAGCGGTATGAGTCATCTTGAGATTGCCAAGAAATTTTACGGTAGTGCGTCTGAAGAGCATGTCGCGTCTGTAGCAAAGGTTATTAACCCACATTTTGACATCACTGACGGTGACATCCACGAGGACGCACCAGAGGAATAATCAGATGGACGGGACACGAGAGGGTGAATTAAAGCGGTTACATGAGGTGTTTAATAACCCTCTCAAGTCCCGTCATGAGCGCAGACTAGCCCACGACACATTCAACAAGATATTACGCCAAGTAAAAGATAAACACCTCACTGAATTACGTCGTAGGCTAATCCGAGCCCATAATGCTGAAGATGTGGATGCCGCCGAAAAAATAACCAATGAGATAGATGAGCATTCACGGCGGATGGGATACAAACAGCGATGACAGTGTAGACATATAGACCATCTCGTTGATGTCAACGAAATGGTTTTTTTATTTGACTTATGCTATAATAACCTTACAATTAAGCACGAAGTGTGACTCTAAAAAACGAGAGCGCGTTGTCATCCAAAAAAGAAGGAAGCGTGCGTCGCAGCGTTGTATAAGCAGTAATCTGAGGTGATCGCTAAAGAAATACGAAACCGCCCAAGTCAGTACGGAGCGAAGGAATAGGCCCCCTGAGTGACCAGACAACAGACGAGAACTCTTATCCAATTTAATAGTATTTTTACAATTTGGAGTGTTGTTGAGAGATTTGGGATTTGTGTGTATACTATGGGTACTTTAGTAAGTAGATGGGAGGCTTTACTAAAATGGTATCTAAGGACAAAATCATCAAAAGCACTATTGGTGCTGTTATTGGCGTAGCTGCAGTAGCGGGTATGGCTGGAGCTGCAAATAACAGTCAGCCACAGCAGACTATAGCGCCAGTAGTACAACCTGTAACATATTCAGACTGTAGAACTGAAGAAATACCGTTTGAGACGCAGTACGAAGGTGAAACAGGTCAATATGGCTACACTGAAACTATAAAGCAACAAGGTGTAGCTGGTAGTAAGAAGATTTGTAAACCAAGCAAGCCAGGGTATGAAGATAAGGTGGAGGTTATAACTCAACCTGTAAACCACGTTATCGTCCGTACACCTAAACCTGCACCGCAACCAGTACAACAGCAACCACACTATCGTGTCGGAGCAATCTGTCGTGACGGTTGGCGATCACACGCTACTGGAAGAGGGGCATGTTCACATCATGGTGGAGTAGGCGAGTGGCTGTATGAGTAATTGGCACGTGTGGTTTTTCTGTGGCACCGCTGCATTTATTTCTGTATATTCAGTCATAACCTGGAAACAAATAATGTGGCTATATACGTTAGCGTCGCCATATGGAGTTGATGATAACGATGTTGCTATAAGGATGTTCTCATGGAGTGTTCTGCGCCAGTTGGCTGCTAGTACCTTTTCCATACCGGCATTCATTTTGCTTGGCCAGAAATGTATAAGTAGTATCCCAACGGAATTTGTTACTATTCCATTTACTTTAGTTATTGCTACAGTAATATATACACTTGTATGTAGCTATTCAGCACCAGAAAAAGCATTTTATAGGCTCAAAAAGTATGGATACTTAGTAGAGGATGCAACTGGTAATGGGGGATGGATAGAATTTACCATTCGCTATTTTATGCAATATACCTATGGGATGGTCCTGTCCCTTATCGGTATCATTGCAGTGTCTATATTTCTTTTGTATATAGCGTTATTCTAGCGTGCTACACAAAAATGCTGCACTACAACCCTACCATCACTTACACCGATACCAGTGTAGGTATACTTAGGGTCTAGCATGGCGGCTTTGTGTGGCGGTGAACTAAGCCACCAATCTATAGATTGCTTTGTATCTGTTCCACTATCGTTCCAAGTCAAGTTTTCGCTGGCGTTTATGCAAGCAGCAACTTGAAGTCTCCTCATTTCTTCTGTAAGCGGTTGGTTCGTGCCTGGCATGTAGTGTCCGCGATAATTCCTGGCTATCATGTCGTCGGCTTTCATTTGAGCGGTCTTAGATAAGTTCGGGTGCAGTTTTAGTGGCGCAACGCCGACTTTGGCTCGTTCAATATTGACAGCGTTCAATATTGACAGCTCTGTCGGCGGTTCTATCTTTTTGCTATTAGACAATTTGTTGGGATTTTGAGATGAAGGCGATTCTACGACAGGGGTTGTCTTTGTCATTTCTGCATTACGTTGAGTAACAAAGAAACAAGCAGTACCTGCACCAACGACTACTGCGATGCTAACAAAAACGGCAAGAATAAATCCAGTTTTCTTCACGCCGACAGTATAACTGAAATCATCAGATTTGTCAATAACACTCCAAGTTACGAAAAAGGAGTGTTTTTCTTATGCAAGGAAATGAATCATATCGTCAGTACCTTCAATATCACGCAAACAATCACCCGTCAGCAACCAAACGAGCAGAAGCCCAAGCCCTACTAAATGTTACTGGAGATGACGGTGGACTTAACGGCTACTTCCTAATGGGTAACGGCACTAATAATAAAGGTCAAACTGTCGGAGAACAAAAGTCAAACGGTTACACTGCATCATCCCTCAACCGTTCAGTAAATCCGTGGTGGATGAATTCATATGCTAGTTGGCGAAATAGCCAAAAACAGGGTGGCGCGAACCTCAACCTCGACCTCGGCGGCGGAGGCGGTGGTGGCGGAATGGGCGGTGGTAACCGTGCCAGTGCCGCTCAGTTGGCAGAATATGACCAAGGTATTGGACAGCTTGAGCATGGCTTAGGCCGTATTGATACTCAATTAGGCGTACGCCTCGGTAATATCAACAACCAGTACAATACCAAGAAAAATGAATTACGCAGTTCATGGAACCGTGCTGAAGGTCAATTCAACGATCAGACACGCCAAAATCAGCAGCAACGCCGTACCAATATTAATAATATTAATGACCGCTCGGCTGTAGGACTCCGCGGGTTGCTTCGTTCACTCGGTAGTATGGGTGCTGTTGGCTCAGACATGCAATTAGCCGGTCGTGCAGTGCAGAATCAGGCTAATCAGCAGCGTGCCGGCGCGGGACAAACCTATGCGCAGAACCAAAAACAAATCGACACCACATGGGGTCAGTTTAAGAATGACTACGCGGATGAAGACAAAAAGCTTAACGACTGGAAGGCAAACGAAGACAGCGCCGCACGTCAATCATCTCAGACTACACGTCAGAATCTATTGACACAATTAGCTCAAATGAAGAGCCAAAAGGCTGCCGCACAAGGTGCAAACGGTGCTAATGCCGCACGTGCAGACCTTGGTCGCGCAAATGCTCTGTCAAGCGAAATCGACAACCTAGGACGTCAACAAAATACATACACCGGTAATAAGGTCCAATACAATGCAAAAGATCTGGATAGCTACAAGGTAGAGGGTGATACAGCGGTTGGTGTTTCAGATCCACAAGCAGCAGGCAATGACCCAACACTAAACATCTACAATACACGCCTAAAGCAAGAAGACGAGCGTAAACGTCAGAATCAATACCTGTAAATAAATTAGGAGGGGATTAGAGAATGGACTTTTTCCAAAGAGTAGGCAACTTTTTCAGCGGTAAAGGTTGGGTAAGCGATGATGAGCGCCGACGTAAAGAGCAACAAGTTCAGGCGCAACCTCAGCAACCACAGCCGCAGCAGGTACAGCAACCTAACATTAACAGGCTAAATGGTCTATCTGGTGTAAATACACCTAGGTTAGGTGGTGGTACTAATATATTCAGCCAAGCTCAGCAAAAGGTAAATCCTAATCCCCTTCAACAGGCCAATCAAGCAACGCAACAGCTAAACCAAAATAACCAACCAAAGCCAGTAATACCAGAAAAGACTATAAATGACGCCCCTAAGGTACTAACACCTCAAGGGCAACAAGATTGGATAAACAAAGAAAACAAGCAAATTCAAATCCAGAATGCCATAAACAACCCTACTCAGGTACTTAAACCTCAGGTCCAACAGCAACAACCAAAGCCAGCGCCAGTGGCTATTCAACAACCTCAACAACAGAATAGACCACAAATATCCCCAAGTTTTGCTAATCCGGGAAGAAATCCTCTATTTACCCAAAATCAGGACAACTTGACCCGCGCCCTAGATATAGCAAAACAAGAGAGTGACAAATATAAGACCGAGCAGGCAATACGCAACAACAAACTAGATGATATTATGCGAGCAAGGGGTGTTAGCGAACCAGAAATCGCTAAGAACCGTCAAGTGCGTATTGACGCAGAGAACAGGGCTTATTTATCAGAAGACAAAGCTAGACGTGATAGCAATATTGCAGAGATGGCAGGACTGGCTACTTTACCAGTACGTACAGCGACTAGCTTCTCTAAAGGTGTTATTGACGGCGCTGGACGTACAGTTGGCGATTCAGGTGATAAGCTATCTCTGGCTATAGCAGACGCCATGTACGGCATCACCGGCGATGAATCATATGACAGACTGCGAAAACGTATTGTAGAACAGGGTAAACAGCGTAACGCTCAATACGACAAACAGTTTGGGGTATTTAAGAGAAACGATACAGACGTTGCATTGGCGCACGAGGCAGGTCAAAGCGCTCAACGATTAGCTCAAGATATCGGTACGGGTGTAGTTACTGGTGGTGCTGTCCCAGTAGCGCGACAGTTTGTAGAGAATGCCGCAGACTTTATTACTAATGCAAATGCCAAGGGTAAAAAAACACGCGATATGTTGCCATATGCCTATGGTAATGCGGCGGTTCAAGCAGGAATAGAGAAGCTTGGATTAGATAAAGTTATGTCCCCTATTGGTAAAAGAGGTCTAACTAAGTTTATAACAGGTGCTATAGCAGAAGGTTCGGAAGAAGCAGCTCAGCAATTGGCAGAGAATGCATTTGCTAAGCATACATACGATCCTAATCGCAAGTATGAAGAAGGCGTCTTGAAGAGCGGTCTTATGGGTGCGGTTCTCGGTGGTCCAGCTGGAATGGCTAATTTTGGTGCTATGCGACAGACTGACAATCAACCATCAAGCTCAATGACGGCACAAATGAATCAAAATGAAGCAGCTGGAAGACTAGAAAAAGAAGCTATATCTCAACGTCAAGCACGTCAATCACCAGATAATACCTCGCTAAAACAAGCAGTAGAGGTTAATGTTGTTAATAATCACAACAATCAATTACATCCAATCCAATCAGTAAATGTAGATCAGACAGTAGAAAGTGCTATGCCTAATGCTAGCCTAGCATTAAAACAGGCTGTTAGTCAGAATATGTCAGACATTCAACGTGGTGATGTCAAAGCCGTAGCATCCCGTCAGCAGACTACTGGAAAACTAGAAAACTATCTTGTTGAGCAGGCTACCCAGGGTGTACAAAACCGAGTTGCACAGGATGTGCGGTATAAGCTTAACGACACACAACAATCAGCGATAGGCTACCGACTAAGCCAAGATTATGTTGCGCCTGTCGACCCCAAAGCGAAAGAGATTGTTGAGTACTTAAGGAAAGATATAGAGCAGCTCAGGCTGGAGGCCGTACGGGCACGAACAGAAGGAAAGGAAAACTTTGCTCGGCAAATAGAGGGTATGATAGTTAACCAAGAGCAGACCTTAAAAGAGTTTGAGCAGAAGGCACAGGGTGCTCCAAGCCCTGTCTACCGTGGTGAGGATATTAACCTTGACAATTATCGAGAGTTCAATGAAAGACCAACGGATGCTGACATTGAGACTGACCAGCTGATAGATATAGCATCAGAAAAAATTGCGGATGAGTTGAATGAGGCTTTGAAGCTTGCGGGACTCGACGAGAATATAAGGGTTCAGCATAGTACTTCTCGCTCCTCTGAAGCTAATTACATTACGTTTTATGATGACGTAAACGATAATGATTTTACGGTCCGGATAGCTAACCACTATAAAGCGTACTCGAGCGGAAGTGGAGACTTGAATATTACGCTATCTGATCCAGAAATTAGGACATTCGCTGACGTGACTGATCGTGTGCATGAGGCCTTTAAATCCTTTATCAATACCGCTGTTAATTCAGATACAAAGTATAAGCTGAGCCCAGAACAGGAGGCATTCTTTAAGGACTCTAAGATCCGAGACGAAAATGGCAATCTTAAGACTTTATACCATGGAACAAGCACAGACTTTAACCAGTTTGATCCTGATAAGATACAACAGGATAACTTGGGGAAAGGATTTTACTTTACAGACAACAAAGACATAGCAGATAGCTACGCTAGCAGAAGGACTCGCGAAAGAGGAGGCGACCGCAAAGTTGTAGAGGCATTTTTGAACGTTAAGAAGCCCTTCGATCTAAACTATCAGCCTAGAGAGGTTGCTTTGGATTATTTAACTCATTATTTTTTAAGCCAGGGTAAAACTAACGAAATAGCGCTAAGGAATGCTGAGGATCTCTTAAACAGCAGTTTGGCTAGCGGTGATATTGTAGATAATAATTACGATATTGTGTTTGACACTAGCGAGCCAGAATTCCAAACTTGGGCAAGAAATAATGGCTATGATGGATTAATAGTCCCAGGCAGAGATAAAGCAAGTGGGGCAAGCGGCGACGCTGTTGTTGCCTTCAAACCAGAGCAGATCAAATACACCAATAATCTCAATCCAACAGATAGCCCAGATATGAGGTATAAGCTAGATGCTCAAATGCAGGAATTAGCAAGCCAAAAAAACCTCCTAGCACGCCACTTACAACTAACAGGTGATGAGAACCTTGTATTCAACGAGTGGCAAAATGAAATGCAGAAGAGAGCATTAGGCTACTATGATCCAAAGACCGACCAAATCAACCTAAACAAGCTTACAGAAGACACCCTAAACCACGAATTAGGACATAAGTTACTTACCCGAGTAGAAAACAAACAAGACCTATTAAACGCTATCCGTGAGTCTTATGGAGATGAATACTTAATAAACAAATATGGAAGTCAATACGGAAATGACTTGAACCTACTAGCAGAAGAACAATTGGCCGACGGATTCAGTGGTTACTACAACGGAAGACTAAATGGTGAAGATAAAGTACGTCTAGGTACTAGGTTAGGTATTCCTCAAAAGGTCCTGGCAATATATGACCGAATTACTGAAGCTATTATGGGACTTGTCGGTAAACAAGATGCCATTAAGCAATTCTATGCTCAAATGGAGACGGGGAAGTTCAGAGCCAAACAACAAGTACCTGGCGGCGATGGCCGAGTTAGGACGATGAGTATCGATCCTGAAAGAGCGCTTAACGCGATTAAAGGTATTGATGACCTGGCAAATAGCCGCCGTGCATTATTTACACTAGCACGTGTATCTGATGACTTAGCGAACAGGATAAAAACAGATACTGGCATATCAATAACTAAGGATGCGCGTATCGTTATGGATAGAAATGGTGCAGTCCATATGCTGTCTACTCATGGGCAGGGCGGTAAAAAGCCAGCCAATCCGCTGACTGATGCAGACCTGGGCAGATTGCCATATGTTTTGGAAGATCCAGATGTAATTATTAAAGGTAAGCCAGTACGAAACACAGAGCGAATTCGCATGGAGCGTAACCTTGAAGGCAATAAAATTGCTATTGTCGAAGTAATTAAAAAAGGCAACGAGCTAAGAGTCGTCACCTACTTTAATGATTCGTCATCTGGCCGCACCAATCCTGCAAATAATATGTCGAGGCTTGATGATACGTCCGAAACGGGGCAATTACAGTCCACGAATCTTAACGATACTATAGCAAACAATGCTCAAGATGTCAATACAGACAACCGCTATCGGCACCCTCTTCAAGAAACTATTAATGAGATGGAAAACAACCCTAAACCTAAAATGACTAGGGAGCTAAGAGATGCTATAGATGAGTTTATATACGAGAATATAGACCAGAATCTATTCCTAGAGCATAATGACACAAATATCCTCGGAAGTCATGGATTGACGTGGAGTATCCCACGTATGCATGTAGACGACCTACGACACCACCTAGGAAAGGAGTTGGCTGGAGACCTACCGTCTAACTATAAACGCCGTACTGGCAAGCGAGATATCGATACAGTTGCTCAGGAGATGGGATATGACGACATTGATATGTTTATCGATGAAGTTAAGCGAGTGGCCGAAGTACGCCGTGCAGAAAGAGAGCGAAAAACTCTATTGGCAGAGTGGCGTAGGGATCCAGATGTTATTAAAGAAGCTCAGAAGGTGATTGCAGAGCGACACGCTGAAGAGTCTAGGGTGAAGGCTGAGAAGCAGAAGAAAATAGAAGAAGCTAAGGCGAAAAAAGAACAGATTGAAAAGCAACAGGCGTTAGGAGAGATACTCAATAGGGGACTGGATGAAGGTCCAAGGCACAAAATAGCAGATATAGTACATAATGCTAGCTTGGCTACGGGTATTGATGAAAAAACTGTTGCGAAACAATTTGCTAAGCTGGCTGAGCAGAAGGGCTATGACATTACTGGAGAAAGGGCGCTACTGAATACCAACGCCCGTGCTGGCAGTATGTTAGATGAAAATGGACGGTTACGTCCAATAGACGAAATAGCACCAGAAGCAAAAGAAAAGATTAAACTACCTGGAGCGGAACACGCGGTCCCAGCACCTACAACTACTGCAAATACAGCTACCCACAATACACGACAGATGATTTATAAGGACGAGAAGGGTGCATACCATTCGTTCTATGAATATAGGAATATCTTTGGTAAATGGCAACGAACAGGTGCAGAGGCGCCAAAAGTAACTTCACCACTACAGAAGAAATTCATAGACGATATTAGATCAGACAAGGCAGTCAATGATGAAGCTAAGCGTGCATTTGATGACGGTCTAGCTATTCAGTACATATGGAGAGAGAACTCTAAGGGCGTAAATGCTGAACTAGTGAGTGCTTTTGATGGTTATATGCAAACTGGAGATAAAAAGGCATATCGTCCAAGCGATAAACTAGTTACATTCGATCCAGACAAGCACTATATAGAGTCTGGTAGAGTAGTGGACGCACAAACTGGTCAAATTCTAGGTAATTACATTGAGATGACCCCTGACGGCAACGTAACTATATATGCAGGTAAAAAGAAGATGAACCTGAATATGCACGATATTGACTTCAGTAAGATTAAGGAAATGCGTTTTGGTGCTGGCCAAACATGGACTACTGAAGGAATAATAGACCGTATAACTGGATCATTAAGGCGTAGTAATAGCCTTGATTACTTTAAGAAAGGCGGCAATAAAACTAAAGAGGTGTTAATGAATATTATGTCTGAGGCCCCTCGACAGGCTAATGCGGCTGCAGTAAAAGAAGGTAATGCTATTGGTGAACAGATAAAGGACTATCGCAAAAACTTGCTAAAACAAGCCAAAAAGCACGGTCCACTAAAGCGTCAAATGTTACAAGATGCTGTTTATGTAATTGAGCCAGCTCGTCCAAAACGTGGTGAAAAATCACCATCATATGATGAGCGATTGAAGGTGTTTGAAGAAGTTTACGGAAAGAGTGCTGCTGAAGCCCTGGATCAGTATAATAGCTTCTTACGTGCTGTATACAAGAACCTGTTAGCTCGTCAGAACGAGAAAAGAATAGAACTAGGTAAAGATCCAATCATGGAGCGTAAAGACTATATCACGCACTTAGGAGAAATGCAGTCTGGCAAGGGAGCTATCGCGGCTATGTATGGCGGTGCTAAGAATCTTCTGTCTGGCGGAGATGTGGCTATTACATCACGTCAATCTCTACCAGCTAAATTAGCAGGCCGTACAGGACTATTCAAGCCAAGTCAAAAGTTTAATCAATTTGCGATGCAGCGCGTAGGCGATACGAAGCCAACAGATCCGTTTACGCCGTTAATGGAATATAGCAAGATAGCTCTACACAATATTCATATGACAGACGCCATTACAATGAATCGCTCTCTAGAAGTTGTAGTACGCGCCGCTAGTGAAGCTCGCCAAGAGTTTGCAGGTAAAGGCACTAGCGGTATACAAAAGCTGGCTGACAGAGTAGACGCCCTGCGTGATTCGGCTACTTCTGGTAAGGTTAATGCTGAAGAGTTAACGCAAGTAAGAAATAAACTATACGGATTAGAACGTGCAATTGGTCGAAAAATAGACGGTATACAAGAACTTAGTCGCTTAGTTAAAAAAGCCGACAAGCTTGGTGCAGAAAAGTTAGGCACAAAAGATATCAATAGTCTAAAAGAAATTACCAATAACATGTCCGAAAGTCTGGATAAGATGCTTAATGACGTGAACTTTATGAAGCTGATGTCTGATAGCGCAAACGGACTGACTCAATTTGTCGGATTTGTCCAAGAACATGCAAACCGACTAGCTGGAAAGACAGACCCATTCCAACGAGTCGTAAATGATACAGAGCCAAGTAAAATGCGAAAATTCGCAGATGCAACTGGTAGGGCATTAATGAAGCAGGCGGCACTATCTAAGATTGTCGGCAATATGAATTCAGTAGTAGCTCAGACGGCGTCACTACCTACTTTATTCTCTACAACTAGCCCTAAAGCATTAATACAGGCATTCAAGCTAAAAAACCGTAAAGCTATATTACAGAAGTCTGACGCTCTAGCTCTAAGGTATGCAGACGACAACCTGACGGATGACACCAAGTTTGAAAAAACTATGAAAACTGCTGGTATTCCTATGGAAGTAGTTGAAAGGGGCGTTATTGAATACACCTTCTTAGCTAAATATAATCAGGCAATCAATAATGGACTAAGCGACGCGGATGCAGTTAGATACGCAGAACGATTCATTAATGACACGGTGACCTTACGCGATCAGATAAGCACCCCACGAGCATATAATAGACTATGGTCTGCATCATTCTTACAGTTCACGCGAGAAGTGACACAACAGAACCGTTATGCATGGAACCAGATGTCTGGCAAACAGAGGGCGGCACTCGCTGTTAATACGGCAATTGCATATAGCTTAATAGAAGCGCTAACTGGAAATAAGCCAGGGGTTGACCCATTAGGTACACTGATTGAGATTGTAGGTGACTGGCTGAGTGGTGGTGATGATGACGATAAGGACAATTCGGTACAAGCTAAGCTAGAGCGTACAGCTCAAAAAGTAGCTGGCCAGGCAATTACAGCCGCACCTATAGCTACAGCTATAGTTAATGCCGCAACAACAAAAGACGATCGCAAGAAGCTATTTGGCAAAGAGAGCAACTTAGGACGTTACGACGGCACAATACCAGTTGTTGATTTACCTCGTAAATTGATTGACACTAAGGGTAAATTGGATGAGGCAGCTAAAGCGCGTGAAGATGGTGATGACGATAAGGCAGAAGCAAAAACTAAAGACGCTATGTACAACATCCTAGGCCAATTGCCAGCAGGTAGCCAATTAAAGAAAACTATTCAGGGTATTGCGGCAGCTCACTCTGGCGAAGTAAAAGACGGCAATGGCGAGACAAAGGTTGAGTTTGAAAAAGACAATCCATTCAATCTTGTCCAAGGTGCTCTATTCGGTAAAAATGCACTAATACCAGTGCAAGTAGAAGAAGGAAAGAATTCGTGGGTCAATCTATTTAAGACTGGTGGTCTAGTTGCTAACGCGTCTAGCGGCCTGCAAATAAATACGCCAACCAACAATAACCCACAACAAAAACAAGCAACAGATAATCAAATAGACCTACAAGGACTAAGTAAAAAAGAAGCTGATTCAATTAAGAAGAAGTTAAAGAAGGGCAACTATACATTCCAAGACGGATTGCTAGTAAACAAAAATGGCAACGTAGAAAAAGGTGTATACAAGAAGCTTGCTGAATCTCAAGGACAAGGCGATGAAGCTTATCGCAACTGGATGAAGGCGTATGACATTGATAAGACGTCAACTATTAAAAAAGAGTTCACTTCATCTAATGCAACATTAAACAAGCTACAGAACGGTGCAGAAAAGATAGATAAAGCTAAAACTGCCGTTAATATGATGACCGGTAAATACAAAGACTTACCGGGCTGGGTAAAAGAGCGCTACTACAAAGAGTCTGGATATACAAAGGATCAAATTGAGTACGGTGCAATGACATCTCATAACGAAGTGAGTCTGATGGATAATTACTGGCGTCAAAAAGCTCAAGAATCGTCCCATGAAGAATTAATGCAAGCACTAACTAATGGGCGACGTAAAAGTATTACTGGACAGATGTTTGCCAAGAACGGTGTCATCAATAAGTTACGTGCTGAGGGGTATATTACTAAGCAAGAAGCACGAGCACTCAATGCTGCTCAGTTTGATGTTGATGGCAATAGAATTGCTAAAGAGCGGTCTGGTGGCAGTAGCCGGGGTGGATCAGTCCGTAGCCGAGGTGGTCGTGGTAGCCGGTCCGCTAACTCTGGCGTTGCTTCTATAGGAATAAAAGCTACAGCAAACATCTCATCATCAGCGCCAAGGGCTAGTCAAACGTCAGTTAGGGGCATGAGTATCAACCAGATAGGACAAAACTTGATCAGTAAAATGAATACTCAAAAGCAGGTGAATACAGCCATCAAAAAATGGAACACTAAAACTAGTGGAAAAAATACACGAATACGCACTAAAAAAGCATAAATATGTTATAATAGTAAGTAAGAAAACAGCGTGACCTAAAAACACGGAGCGTCTGGCGACAATAAGCCGGCTCCGTGTTTTTAATTTAGGAAAACGCTATGAACACTACACAGCTTGTATCAGCAGTCATACTAAAAGCTACTGGTAAAGTACGAAGTCTGCCAGAAACCGACAAGAAGTATCAGAAGATACTTGGTATTGCTAATATGTATATTCCTGTATGGCAAAGTGAACCTAATGTCGATTGGCAGTCTCTATATGATGCTAATCATAATATCGGGACATTGTCGACAGATCAGGAATATGAAATTGACTTTACTAAGATTGCAAAAATAAGCAGTGTATATGGTGACACTATAAAGGTCAAAAAAGATAATCAAATTAAAGAATATACTACTGTGCCGCCAGAGCAGGCAGGAATGTATAAGGGGCAAAACTGCTGCACCATTGCCGGCAACAAGCTAGTATTCATTGATCCTATACGAAGCGATGATGCCGTACTAAGTGGACAAATAACAATACCTGTATATTTACGCGCCCCACTACTAACAAGTGTAAGCGATATGGTCCCAGTAGATAATCCAATGTGGCTGGTAACAATGTGTGCTGCTGAATACGCGCGTAACGACATCCTTTTACAAAATCAATACGGCAACCTCGTCGAAGAGGCCAATCAGTTAATGCAAAAAATGATTGAGAATAATGCTGCCCAAGTAAGTTATCGACCGTTACATATTATTCCAGGGGTGTCTGACATATGTTAAAGCCTGTCAAAAATATGAAAGCGCCAAAGATACAACGCTTGGCGGTTCAGGACTGGCAGAGTGGTGTAGTAACGGCCTTTGATGATGGACGTTCACCCCTAAGGGGACTGAGATCCTCTGAGAATATGATATTAGATCAAGACTCTGTTATTACTGTGCGGCATGGTACTGCCAAATACGGTCCTCAACCACTAGGAATAATCTTAGGCGAATTGGCTGAATTTCGTAGTACTACAAAAGACGGCTCTGTAAACTGGCTGGCTTGTCTTCAAAGAATAAACGGTAAAACAAAACTATGTATAGCTAAGGGTGAAGATCCAGAGTGGCAAGTTGTAGAAGGTAAAGAATATCACGAATCCGCCCGCGGTCATTTCAAGCAGATACGCAACAACCTTCTAGTTATGAATGGCGAAGATACTCTTAGCTATTTAGATATATCGACAAAGAAAATAGTAGCATTTCAGAAAATAGCAGATCCAGCAAAGCCAATACTAGATAAAAACGTAGGATTAACTGGTACAGGATTTAAGGTATTTTATGCAGTTACCTTTAACTCTACTGTCGGTGAGACAGCAGGCTCGCCTCTGTTATCTCAAGCTATCTCTACAGACCGAGATATGTGGAACGGTGAAAAGCATAACCTATCAGTCAAGCGTCCAGACAGTACAGAAGCTAAGTCTTGGAATATTTATTGTGGTGTTGGTGTTGACGGCGGTGGAGAGCCTACGCTATACCGTCTAGCTGCCGCACTGCCAATGGATCAGACAGTATTTGTAGATAATGGATCGCGTAGCTTAGACATGTCAGTACCTCTACCAAAAGACAATAATACGGCTGGTCCAAAAGCAACACGAGCCGATGTAGTCAATGGCCGTATATGGATGACTGGTGATAAAGACAATCAATTCTATGTATGGCGTGGTGGTGATTATGGTCATGAACTAGACTTCTCACCTGGATATGGTGGTGGATATACGCCAGTAGGGAATGGTACCAAGGAAGTGCCATTTGCAGTACGACCATATCGAGATGGTAAAGGCGACCCTAAAGTAACGGTCCTAGCAAACGGTACGAATGGTACTGGTAAACGATTCTATATTACACCAACAAACATTACTTACGGTGAAGATACTATTACAGTCTGGCAAGTACAAGAAGATACTGGTGCTGACGGTACAGATAGCCCTGACGCTGTAGTCATTTACAATAACGACCTACTATATCCAAGCCGTGGTGGATTTAATACTACAGGAACCCTACCGCAATTACAGAACGTCCTATCTACAAGACGAATTACTAACACTATTCAAGACGCTATTAGCAACCTAAACAGTAAAGCCATAGAAAAAGCCGTAGGCCTAGCATTTGAAGGGCGCGTCTATTGGGCGCTACCTGTCGCGGCTAACTATAACAATCAGATCTGGATTTATGATACTGACCGTAAGGGTGCATGGATGAAGCCGTGGAGCATTCGTGCCGACTGGATGACTTTATATAACGACAACTCAGGTATAACCCACTTCTTAATAGTTCAAGGAGATAAGATAGTCGAGCTGTCTAAGGGCGCAACCACAGTTGATGATGGCAAGCCATTTAATACTAGCGCACAAAGCGGTCAATTGCGATTTGAAGAAACTGGAAGAGATTGGGCGCGTGTATTGAAGGTGGTATTCGTGCTACTCAGACCTCAGGGTCGTATTAACCTTACCGCCACTATTAAAACTGAAGACGGACTACAGACGTTTACGGAGACAAGATTTTTCGGAGCGTCTTCAAGTCGTACTGGATGGAGTGAACCCGGTGTAACATGGAGCTCTATTGGATGGAGTGAGGTGAGGAACGTACCTGAAACATTCAACTCTGCTAGCGAAGAGGTGGAGTTAGAAGTAGATGAGGACGCTCACTGGGTGCAATACGGCTGGAGCTCATCAGATCCGGGCGTAAGCTACAGCATATCAAGAGTGGTATTTGAATACGTAAATATTGGCACGAAAGACCAAAGCTAAAGGAGGAATAACAAAATGGCAAGTGTTAGTGACAAAATTACAAAAGTAAAAGACGGCAGCAACCCTAACGTAGCAAGAGTAGTTACCCCACGACCCGCAAACTCTGACACTCTATCTGTAGACAGTTTGGCTGGTTGGAGTGAAGATACTGCTATGCATTTTATGACGTATAGAGTAGACTCAACCGGTAAAGTGGTCTCAGGTAGCCAGAGAGACTGGAAGGGTATGGCAAATAAGGCTACTGGTCAGATTATTAGTTTACAAATCCTGAATAACGCAATAGATGACGGTAACTTAGTTGGAGACATCGTCCAAGCCGGTCCTACTGCAGGTTGGGCACAAGATCTAGCCGAGGCAATGCTAGAATCTCATAATACTGACGGCACATTAAAAAAGGGTGTCGTTAGTGCTGAAAATATAGCCAAGGATAGTGTTACAGCTGAATCAATCAAAGGAAAGTCTATTACAGCCGACAAGATTGACTTTACGACTATACCAATGTTTTCCGCTACTACATCTAAATGGGAAGTCCTGCCACAAAATAAGTATACTATCGTAAAATACGATAATGTCGCCTATGACTCTGCAAAAATGTACGACACGAAGACATTCACAGCTAAAGTACCCAAAGACGGTGTTTACCATATCGACGCAAGAACAGCTATAGCACAAACCGGCTTTTTCTCTCAATATACCGCATATATAAGCATATTTAAGAATGGCGAGATGATTAAAGAGTCTGCCCGCACTAGAGGTACGGATAACGACCGACACTTGCCACGACCAAGTTTGTCTGTCGACTTGCTCTTAAAAAAGAATGATAAAATTGACATACGAGCCTTCTGTAGCGACCAGCGTAATTACGGTGGTGAAAGTGCAGTCAGTGAATTCAGTATGCGACTAGTAGGAATAATCTAGCCTAGTCGTCCAGTTAATCTTGCCCGAAGAGAATATAAATGATAAAATAGTAACCATAAATTAACAAGTGTGATCTCAAGAAACGGAAGCACATATAACGATGAAAGGCTTCCGTTTTTTATATGCCAAAATCAGATACTGAACAAAATGAAAGACTAGCTCGTATAGAAACATTTAATGATAAAGTCGTCGAGCCGTCACTCACACAGATACTAGATAAGCTAGAATGGCTAGTCAATAGGTCTGAATTTCATGAGCGTAATGAGTATGTGGATAATAAGATTTCAGAAATTGAGACTGCTATAAAAAACATCAATGACCGTAATAAAAAACTCGATGGCAATATATTTATTAAATCAATTATTGCCGGAGAAAAGAAGCTCGTAGGGATCATTATCAAATACACTGGGCTAACCATCCTTGTCAGTACAGTAGTGCTCTTCATACTCGCCCAACTCATCAATTCCATTCAGTTAACTAAACCTGAGATGCGTGAAGTAATAAAAGAAGTAAAGGAGGTCAATCGATGA